ACTCATGACTCTGCTGCTGTTCTTGGTCAGATTAATACTACAGTAACAACAAATTATATTAACTCTTTATCTGGCACATTAGACGCTGACACCCTTGGTGGCAGAGATTCCAACTACTTTACTAATGCCTCGAATATTATTTCTGGCACACTAGACTCTGGTCGTATTCCAACACTTGTTCTTGGCACAGACACTACAGGCAATTATGTTCAGTCTACAACTGCTGGTCTTGGTATTAAATCACTTTCTGCTGCTGCTGAAGGTGTAGATCAAACAATTGCTGTAGATTCTGGATTCGTTACTGGATTATTTACAGGCGGTGATGGTATCAGCTATAGTGGTGGTACGATTGCTCTTGATCCTACTGATAGCGCAACATTCGCGAATGTAACTGCTACAAATAAATTCGCTATTTTTGACTCTGCAAACGGTGAAGAGGTTGCTAAACTTGAAGGTGATCCTAATAATGGATTAATTATTCATTCTCATGCACATGCTACTGATGGCGGTATTCGCTTTGTAATTCATGACGGCGCAGACTCTGATTTCTTAGTTATCAATAGAACTAATGGCATCTCTTTTGAAAGTAGAAGAGCTAGGAATCTTGCTGATCCAGTTACAGATCAAGATGCAGCAACTAAAGCATATGTAGATGCTGTAGCAGAAGGTTTACATGTTCATGAAGCAACAAGAGTAGCCACTACACAAACACTTATCAGTGATGATAATATTACTGCCGTTACATATGATAGTGGTGCTTCTGGTGTAGGTGCATTCCTCGCTATTACAGGTTCTCTTGACTCTATTGATGGTATAACACTCGTTACCAATGATAGAATCTTGGTGAAAGACGAAACTAATCAGGCAAATAACGGTATTTACGTTTGGGATTCTGCTACTCGTATTACAAGAGCGACAGACTTTGATACGGCTGCAGAGATTGCTGGCGGCGACTTTGTATTCACCACAGAAGGTACAACTAATGCCTCTTCTGGCTTTGTACAGACCCAACCACATACACAAGCTCCTGGTGATAGTGCAATCGTATTCCAACAGTTCTCTGGTGCTGGTCAAATTACTGCTGGTGAAGGTCTCGCCAAGGATGGTAATACATTAAATGTCGATCTTGCTGGCACTAGTGGACTAGAGTTTTCTAGTAATCAACTAAGAATTGATGTTGCTGACAATACATTAGAATTAACTGCTCAAGGGATTCGAATTCCACAAACAAATGGCGGTGTTGCGATTGAGCAACTAGACCTTGACGGCATTGTGAGCGGATATACGCCATTTAGTTTAGCAAATGTGCGGGCGGTTACAAATGAAAAACTAACAAGCTTGACAGCACTTGAAGACGCAACATATAAGTTCTATACCACTGCTAGAGGCGATTCTGATACAAGAGCATTAGTAGATTCTGACTATGTTCGTTTACGTGCTGACTCTGATTATGTAAAATCAATTGCAGACTCTGATTATATCAAGACGGTTACAAGTTTCCCGAGCACTAATCTCGATAATAGTTCGGTAACTGTTACTGCTGGCAAAGGTCTGTTAAATGGTGGGTCTGTATCCCTTGGCGGCACTATCACAATTAATCTTGACTCTGCGAATATTCAGAGTTTTACACTTGATTCTGGTGAAGTAACAAACCTTATCGATTCTGCCTATGTTCGACCACTAGCACGTGCAGCAATTGTAGCAGGAACAAACATTACCTATGACTCTGCTACTGGTGTAATTTCTGGTGCTGCTTCACTAACTGTTAAAGATGAGGGCTCTGCTCTTACAACTTCAGCAACCGCTCTTAATTTTGTAGGTGATGCTGTGACCGCTACTGGTAGCGGTGCAGAAAAAACAATTACTATTGAGGGTTCTGCTCCTTCCTTTACCGTTGCGCTGAATCTTTTGGATTCGACTGGTAGAGCAGGAACCGATATTCCATCTGCACTTGGTGTTGGTGATCCGGTATTCTATGACTCTGATGCTGGTTACTGGACAGGCGCTAAAGCAGACTCCGCTTCAACAGCATCTCACGTCATTGTGGAATATAGCACTAGTAACAGCAACTTTAAGATTGCTCAGACTGGTGTGTTTACACTTGACTCTAACTCTGGTTCGCCGACGTTCTTAGATAACTCTTATTACTATATTAGCGATTCTTCTGGCGTACCTACTCCTACACAACCTACAACTGGTATCTTCCAAGCACTTTACTATGCGCTTGATTCTGATACGATTGATATTAACTTAGGCGATCCAGTAGAGATTGGTGTAGGAACAACAGATGTTGAACAATTCCCTGCTGTAAGTCAGGGCGCTACTGTATTAACACTTACTCAATCAATTGATACTGCTAGAACTGATGTATTCAAGAATGGTGTATTACTGAGAGAAGGGGCATCGCAAGACTATGCGATCAACTCGCCTACTCAAATTACTATGGTGGATGCACTTGATGACTCGGATCTGATTAGTGTTAGAAGCACAGTACTTGGAACTACTCTGAATACAGCAACTACTGTTATCTCTGGAACCACAGCTAGTGCACCAAATCCTTCTGTAACAGGTGATGCTAATACTGGTCTGTTCTCTGCTGCTGCAGATACTGTCAGTATCGCTGCAGGTGGTAGTGAAGTTCTGAAAGCAACTACCTCTGGTATTGAAGTGGCCGGAACAATCTCTGGTGGACCAACGATTGATTCTGCTACTATCTCTGGTAATCTCACACTTACTGGTGGTACTGGTATTCCTAACAATGTTGCTATTTCGGATGCTACTACAAGTATTGTATTTGATCTTGACTCTGGTAATACTGGAACATTTACGTTTGATGATAATAGTACATTGACTATTAGAAATACGCAAAGTCTTCCAGCTGGCACTTCATTTACTATTCTTGCGAAAAATACTTTCGTAAATAGTGATAGAACATTGACTCTTCAAGTGCCCACATCAAATCAATTACATTTTAATTCAACAAATGTAGTGACTGTGGCTAAAGATGGACATATTGCCATTATTAGTGGTATGGTATTTGATGCGAATGAGATAGTCATTTCCTCTGTATCTCTTGACTCTAGCTTAACATTCTAAGGATAAACAATGGCTAATCCATCTACTAGACAAGGTTTAATTGACTACTGCTTGAGAAAGCTAGGTGCACCTGTCATTGAGATCAATGTTGACGAAGAGCAATTAGAAGATAGAGTTGATGAAGCATTACAGTTCTATCGTGAATATAACTCTGATGCTTTGGTTAAAACATATCTAAAGCATCAGGTTACTGCTGATGATGTAACAAATAAGTATATCTCAGTTAATGATAATGTTTTATTTGTACAGAGACTCTTTCCTGTTAGCGGCGATACAACATCATCTAATTTATTTGGATTAAAGTATCAGTTATTCTTAAATGATCTGTATGACTTAAATACATTTGTCGGTGATCTGGCATATTATGAGCAGATGCAACAGTATGTTTCATTAATTGATATGAAGCTAACTGGCGCTCCTCTGATTACATTCTCTAGAAATCAGAATCGTATCTATATTCACGGCGAGTTTGAAGAAGGTACAATCAAAGCAGATGATTATATTGTCTTTGAGACCTATCAGCAAATTGACCCTGAAACATATACGGATATATACAATGATATTTCACTAAAAGAATATCTGACTCAGCTGATTAAACAGCAATGGGGCGCTAATCTGATTAAGTTTGAAGGTATGCAACTTCCTGGTGGTGTACAGTTAAACGGCAGACAGTTATATGACGATGCAACACAAGAGTTGGAGAGATTGAGAGAACAAATGAGATTGACCCATGAACTTCCTGTTGACTTTATGATGGGATAAAATATGTCTTTATTCTTTAATGCTCCTCCGACTTTTATTGCTCAGGCTGTATTGGCTCAATATTTGGTATCTTACTCTTTGCGGTTTGACGGGTCGGCGGATTATCTCTCTTGGTCTAGTCCTTCTGAAAGCAATCGCACAACAAATACGTTTTCCTTTTGGTTTAAGCCGATGGAAAACGCCGTCAACCAGGCCATATTTTTTCAACAAAGACAAGCCACACTAGGTACGCAAGACCTTCAATTTCTTATCCAGATGCGGGTAGTGTCTAGTCGTAATAGTCTTCGGATTTTGGGGCAAAAAAGTGGCACTAACGCTATTCTTCTGGATGGCGGAACTGACTTAAATTTTGAAGCTGGAACTTGGTATCACTTGGTTATAGCTGTTGACACGACTCAGGGAGTAAATTCAGACCGTGTAAAGGTGTGGATAGACGGACAGCCATACACGAACTGGGCCACTGGAACTTACCCTAGCCAAAACTACAACACGGGCATCAACCGTGGCAGCACTCGTATGTTGATTGGTGTGCAACGACCTAATAGCAGCGAAACCCTGAACACCTACTCAAACATCCAGTTAGCGGAGTATCATTTCATCGACGGTACTGCCTATGACGCCTCCTACTTCGGCGAAACCCGTGATGGGGTTTGGTTGCCTAAAGAAGTCACTGATGTAACCTATGGTAATAACGGGTTTCACCTCGACTTTAGCGACAGCAGTCCAGCGGCGGATTTGGGCAATGACGTGTCGGGCAACGGCAACGATTTCAGCGTCAACGGCAATATCACACCAGATAGCCAGTTGATTGATACACCCACCTCGTAAACTAGAGATATTCAAATGCCAAGAAACCCGTACATATCACAGACAGTTAGATCAGAGCAGGATCTCTATGAAAATATTATCATAGAGTCGATTAAGATCTATGGTCAGGATGTGCAGTATATGCCTAGAACACTTGTCGCTGAAGATAAAATCTTTGGCGAAGACGTTGTATCTAGATTCGACGATGCATACACTGTTGAAATGTATCTGGAGAATATTGACGGGTTTGAAGGCGATCAGGAATTATTTACTAAGTTTGGGGTAGAGATTCGTGACAGAGCGACTCTGCACGTCTCCAGACGATCCTGGGACCGACTTGTAGGATATAATGTAGATTATGACAGACCAAGAGAAGGTGACTTAATCTACTTACCACTGTCAGATCAAATCTTTGAAATCATGAGAGTGGTTGATGATAAACCATTCTATCAATTATCAAATCTTCCTACCTATCGTATGGAGATTGAACTGTTTGAATATGGTGATGAAGACTTTGATACAGGTGTTGAATCTATTGATGAAGTGGAAGCAATAGGTAATCGTATTAAACTGACTCTGGCAGCATCCAGTTCAAATGGATTTAAGCTTGGTGAAAATATTGAGTACTTAGTAGATAGTGCTGCAGGACCTAAACTGGTAGCAGAGATTGTCAACTGGGACGCATCTACAAATGTTCTTGAAGTTGCGCATGTAGGTTCTACTGATGGTTTATGGAGAACGTTCTCGGCAGGTACTACAATTACATCTACTGAGACAAGTATTACAAAAACGATTAATTCTATTGGTGATGAATTACAGCAGGTGTTTAGTCAGAATGATGACTTTGAAACAGAAGCAGATGGTTTCTTAGATTTCTCTGAAGGAAATCCATTCGGAGAGGTGACCTAATATGTTTCAGCATTTCTATCACGAAAAGATTAGAAAGTGTGTAGCAATCTTTGGTACGCTGTTTAACAATCTCTATGTGCTTCGTAAGGACTCATCAGGCGCTGTTATCAGTCAGATGAAGGTTCCATTGAGTTATGCTCCTAAGCAGAAGTTTTTGGAACGTATACGTGAAACTGAGGATATGTCTGATGCTAAATTAGCAGTTAAATTACCAAGAATGTCTTTTGAAATGACATCTTTATATTTTGATCCAACCAGACAACTACCAAAGACAAACAACTTTACACGTCAGG